AGACAGGCTGCGAGCGAGCTACGGAATCCTAAGATCGCACCATTGGTTGTCAGATACATCGGTGAGTTGCGAGCAGAGATACAGGAAAAATACGGCATCACATTTGAGAAACACATCGGGGAACTAGCGAAGCTGAGAGAGGACGCACGAGCGAAGGGCGCGTGGTCTGCAGCCATAAACGCAGAGATAGCAAGAGGTAAGGCGGGCGGTTTGTATGTGGATCAGAAGTTGGTTCTATCTGGTAATCTGGATAACATGTCAGAAAAAGAATTAGAGGCCAAGATGAATCAGATCTTGGAGGATCATAAGACTTTGATTAACATCACCCCAGAAGAAGAGTCAAAAGAATCAACAAAAGAATAATACCCTGGTGTTTGTTAACCCTACCATTGATTATATTATACGATCTGTCTCCGTAGTTTTTTATTTGTCTTAAAAATTCTATCATTTTTACTCCTTACAATACCTTGTGGGTTGGGTCCTTTTACTGGTGGTATCAGACCACGTTTTACATAAGGCATATTTTTAGTTAGTGTTTTATTTTTCATTTATTTTTTCCATCTTAATTATACACCCGATTGGAAATACATTTCTATCAGAAAATAACTCCTCATTCTCTTCATAGGATGCAAACGTCCATATATATTTTTTATTTTTATCAAATAGATATGCATGAGTTATCATGGTGGCTGGTGTCAGTCCTAATGAATCATGTGCCGTCGCATGCCCAGAATCGCCCGTCGGATCGATCCAGGTGATTTTATAATAGTAATATCTTTTCTTGTTGATAACCACAGATTTATATTTAGATTTTTTAGGACGTCTCATGGCTGCTTTTATACTCTATAGGGGAATATTTGGGCAAAAAAGTTTTCAAAAAAACAAAAAGGGTCGCGCGTGCCGAGTACATTTCTGAAAAAGCTAGTAAAATCAACACTAATTTGACTGTGCCAAGCCATATTTGCAAAAAAGCTA